GAAGCTTGTCTATTCCNAATCCTTTACTGCGTCCAATAGCACGAACGCGACCATAGATATTTGTAGGGGCATCTTCAAGCATCACAAACAACACACTCCTCTGACATTGTACCGTGAAGTCACTGCCGGAGAAACACGGTTCTCTAAGTGCAAGAGATATTCCTATGTCCAGGGCCATCCATGACTTTGCCGTCTTGGGGGCACCACCAAGGACAATAAAGCTGTTATCTGGAACAAGCCCATCCACTAGCCACTGCATAGGCGGAGGCGGTTTAGCCATAAACTGTGAGGCCGGAGTAATGCCCAGGTTGTTTAATGTTTTCATCGTCCTTTGCTCTTGCGTCTCTACTGTATTTAAGAAGTTGTCGTATTCTACTTCAAGTTTTCTATCTGCTTCAATCCAATCTGGACTAAGCTGTTCACCCACTGCCTCGTACATTTCATCACCTCTGCTATTTGTGTTTCTGTTAATCCTCTACCGTACTTCATTCTAAAAACTAACCATACCTTTGGGGGCAAAACCTTTTTGATGTCTAGCATAAGCTCGACCACTGGCTGAAAGCACTCGTTCCCGCCTACATATATTTCGTCTACAAAGGATATGGATGACCATCTTCTGCCGTGTTCTCTGTATCTGCTAACCTCACGCCTAACCCAATAAGAAGCGTAGGTTGAAAAAGCAAAGCCAAGCTCCGGATTGTACCGGAGCGAGGCTTCGCATAGTCCGACAAAGCCACACTGTCGTGCGTCTTCATCTCTTTGATACCCTTTTAAGTACCAGTCAACTAACCATATATGATCAGTGACCAGCTTAGAAGGGCACGTTGTCATCTAGTGCATCCTGAGCAGCTGGGCCTGATGTCTTACCACCCTCCCAAGGCGCGTTGCTTACCTTGTCTGCGTTGACGGTTAAGACCTCAATGGTCTCGCCCTCTTTTTTCCATCTATCCATCCGCAGGTTTCCGATAATAGCAACACGGTTCTTTGGCTCCAGTGTTGCCTTCATATCTGTCTGTGGAAAACACTTTACCTTGATAAAGAATGGAGGCTCACCCTTACCATTGTAAACAGAAATGCTAAACGTGGTCAGCTTTCCGTGTTCCTTCTTGCCTTGCTTGGTAATGTTACCAACGTATGTGTTATTGTTTTTCATTGCCTTTTGCCTTTCCTGTTAGCGTGTTTAGTTTTGCGAGACTGAACTCTCTTAGCGAGTCTCTATTTTCATCCGGCAGACGCTTAAGATCTATCAGATACTTCTGCATTACCGAATCAAAATCCTTTTTGTTTACAGCATTGTCGATGTCATGGCGAAAGCTCTGTATCACCATGTCAACCTCATCAACTGTTAGCGGTTCAGAGTATCCCCACTTATCTTCTCCGCCATTATGCAGAGGATTGCTACCATCGTACAGCGATGCACCAAATTGATTGCCAAGCCAATGAGCAGCCCTCTTGAAGGCATAGGTAGGGGCACCACAATAGGCCGTGTTAAATACATCAACAAGGTTTTTACCTGTAGCACCACACGTTCCAACTTCTTCCTTGATGGTTTGATTAAAGAAGTCAGAACCTCTAACCGTTAGCCGTACATTTGCAGCACAGATAACCTTCCACTTGCCATCCTTTTCTTCCATGTGAACAATATTCACGGGGGAGATCTGTTCAAAATCCCACCCATCAAAACCAAAGATACTGTTCATCTGGGAAATCATATAGGTATGGCCTACATAACTGTAACCCTGCTTCTTTTCTATATGCTCAGCAGGTAAACCTTCTCGTAGTTTGTTAAGCATTTCCTCTTTAACCGTCATTACTTACCTCGTTTTCTTTCTGTGTAAATGTTGAAGACCAACCCAAGTAAGCGTTGACTTCAGCCTCTGTGTATTTCCATAGCCTACCAACCCTTACAGGTGCTGGACCATAGTTCTTTTTTCGCCACCTTTGCAGCGTATCTATGTGACAACCAAGGATTTCTGCTACCTCTTTAGTTGTCAAAAGCTTATTCTGTTGCATTATCTTGTCCTTCCTGTAGAATATTATCAGGCAGGTTTCTCACCTCGTTACCTGTTTTTTGTTGTGTTTTTTGCTCGGGTGTTTTAATCTCTCTCTCTTTTAAGGAGAGAGAGAGATTAAAAGCCTTAGCACCGCTGGGTTCATACCTTCTAGCGATGTCTGATTTATATGGTGTTCTCATCTCATCAGCCCATCCCATCCGACAGCATGTATCAAAGTCATATCCTGACCCTAACCATCCATTGTTGCTCATAGCTTTATCCTTTCTGGTTTTCTTTCCATTGCTCGTAGAACTCTGATGTGCATACGCCATCAGGATCTAACATCATGACCACATCCTCACCCTTTGCCACAACATACTCGCGTGACGACGTGAGACCATCCAACGCATTGCGAATGATGACAACCCATAGGCCTTTGGGCATGTCTAATGTCGGCCCTGACTTTACTACCTCATGAAACATACAATGAGAATAATCAACATCAGACGGCAGTGTTAAATCGCTTAAGTCTGATTGATGAATAGCTCTTAACAAGATCCAATCATCTGTCATTACTATCCTCTCGATTGTCTCCGGAGTAAATCCGTCTCTCAATATTTTTAGCTTTGTTTCCTTCGCCATTTTTCCATCTTCCTTTCTTGTCCATACCCAGTAAGGCATAGACTTTGTTCTTCACTTGAGTATCGCTACCTTTCGGTATTGATATGTTTTGTTTTCTTAGTTGAGACAGACACCAACCCCATGTTGGTCTGTCCGGCACATAGCAGTCACTACATAGGTCATGTTCGCATCGAACGAACATGGCCGTACCACAATCAGCGCACTCGCCTAATGGCATCTGCTATATCTTTCATTAGTCTGTGTATGGTGTGAGCGATGTCGCTTAGCAGCTTGATCACTTCCTACCTACGCAAACCACGTTGCTCGCATGAATGAAAGCGCAGTATGGGGTAACTACAAAATCATCCGTTCGTCCTACCAGGATAGTGTCATCATATCCTGATTTGATTCCACTATCCCCAGCATCTAAAAGTAAACCGCATGTAAGCTTGCCGTCGCTATCTCTAAAGTGACCTTGTATACTTACCTTTGCGTACTGTCCTACGGGTTCCCATATCATGAAAGCCTCCGCTTTAATCTCATCAGATTTTGATGGGTTATTTCTTTTGCTTCATTGCTTTCAAACGGAGATGCTAATCCATCCCTTTCCACATCAGCATCTTTGATTGCATTGGTAAGCTCGATATAAGTGCTTGCCATCCATAGCAGAGCTTTATTTAATGCTCTTGCCTGCATCAATCTGTCTTGCATTTGCATACTTTCATCGGTCGGTAGGTCATCAGGATATGGCTCTACCGGATATGATTTATTAAGCATGTCATCTTTAAAGCGGAGACCTACCCTTACAAGCCTACGAAAATCGTCTCCCTTGCCATCTCCTACCCACTTCAAAGTAAAGTCTATTCCTTTTTTATTGGCGCATCTGATAACGATGTCGCTTTCACTGTCCAATGTTCTTATCTCTTTTATAATCATGATGTTACCTCTACGTTTGTGTTGTGTTGCTAGTGCCTTGATACACTAGCAGATGCCAGTGTATCAAGTCAAGAGTATTTGTAAGCTAATAACCGTCTTTATGGTAGGCGATAAGCTTGAGTTTGAACGGCGTAGGCTCGCGTTATTTAATGCGTTTTCTGCTTCAGTACAAAATGACAGTAATACATACCTAAATGACAATAAAGAGCATGAAGGACAAAATGTCATAAACCAAAGTATACCATTGAAACCAGATACTTACGCCGTAGAATAGGTGATTAGCCTTGGTACTTTGAAGTCTCTTGCTCAAAGATTGCTTTCTCGTATATCTCTGCCATGCTTCCAAAGATCTGTTCATGCTCTTCATCAGTCATTGGACCGATAAACCATATCAGCTTTTGCAAAGCACAATCCTCACTTAAGCATGGTGCCATCACTACGCCATCATCATATAACGCTTTTGCCACGTCGGTCGTATTAACTTTCCATAACAAACCGTGTTCTGTGGCTTGACTTGCATCATTAATGACATCAGCAATAGCATATCTTCCACCGATAAACTTTAACCAATCAAGTTCATCCGGAGTTAATAAGTATTTAAAGGTACCGTGTTCTGTCCAATGTTCCGGGTATGTTGGAACGTTGCGGTCCCAATCAACTATAAGCTCTTCACTTGTCAATACATGCTCGCCGAAATCCTTAATGGTCTGCGCTTCAATCATCTTTATCAGTCTGTCTGCAACGTGCGTACACTGCGCTTCCATCGTATGTAGATAGCTTTTCTCTATTCGTCTGCGTTCCTTCTCTGCTGATTCTGTCTTATCGAATGGATCTATTCGGCAATAGATAGCAGACGGATAAATTCTTTTGTTTCTCATGTCTGCAACCTCTTGCTTATTGCTTTCAAGTGTCTCCCTAAGTGAGTCGATGTTGTTGTAATCTGTCATTGTCATTTTGTTGCCTCGTTTGTGTGTTTGTGTGTTGGATGTTGACCCATTGCCCTAATCGCAATGGGTCATATTAGTTTGCTATAGGCTATAGTCTGCATAGTAGATTCTGGAACCGTCAATGTCTCGTTTTCTTATGATGGATTCAGGTGCATTTGCTGATGATACCCAATCAATATGCAACCTAAGAGATTGAACAGCGTCGTATCTGTCAGGGTCTGTCTCTTCAATATGCTGCTCATAAGCTTCACCGATGTTATCGGCGTCATAGATTGAGACATTGTACGATTCTAGCCAATCTTTCAAATCATAATCTGGATTCTTGTTTAATTCATTGCTTAGATTGTAAGCTCCGTCGTCAAAAGCTAAGTTTATTTTATCAATCTCATATTCATTTTCTGTTATGAACTCATGTAGATTAAACAGCCATTGACAGATCCCATTACGCTCTAGCATTTTTCTCATAATGTAGGGACCTTCAATATCTTGAATCATAAGCTCGCCATTTGCATTACCTATGTCTTCCATTCCTTTTTTGATTGCGTCGTCAATGTCTTCTTGATTGTAACAGTCGGACAGATCAAGAGTGAAGCCGCGTAAAGATCCAGAGTTATAAATACCGTAGGTTGATAGAGTGATTTCGGTGTTGGTCTTATTGGAAAATGTCATTTTTACTACCTCGTTTTTTGTGTGTTAGTTATAACCGTCTGCGCTATTGCAGACGTTTAAGGTTCTATTGTATTAAGCGATTTCTAATTTGATCTTACGCTCTTGAATACCTTTGTTGCTTTCAAGTAAAACGTTTTTATAAATCGTCAAAGAGTACATGCAGTGACTGATTTCTTTTAATGCGGTACCAGCCTTAGAGATTGAATCCTCTTCTTTTTTATGCATTGCGGTTGATGCATCACTTAAGGATTCATATGTCTCATTATATACAAGCTTTCCAAGTTCTGACCGTGTGTGCTTCAATGATGAAAGCAAAGAGTCCACTTTCCATAGTCTAGCGTTATTAAGCTTTTCAGCTCTTGACATTTTACATTCATATTTTTCGGTGTATTCTTCTTTAGTGGGGAATGAGTCGGCCATGATAATATCCTTTGTTGTGTGTTGTGTGTTGTGTGTTTAGTCGATAGTGTCTAACATGTTGACGTTGTAGTTTATGCCGTCCCAGTCTCTCGAGGCATGGCACTTGCGAGCAAACCCAGCATACCCTAGATCAAGATTGTATCCTATAGACCTCGCTTGCGTCTTTCCATGCTTCCGTTCTTCTATGGTCAAAGATCCGTCACTCTCTTTGATTAATAAGATCTCCCATTTTTTACCCTTGGTGGCTTTGTGTTTTAAAATCATTGTCCTGTCTCCTTTGTTGTGTTGCGCTTAACTGCGTTGACTAGTTTTAACATGTATTAAACTGCATTGTCAAGTATTGAACAAAGGTTTTTTTCTTTTTTATGTCGTTTTATTTGTAAGTGCCTGAAGGCAAAAGATAATAAGGTTTATTTTTTTTAGGGTTGAGGGTTTATTGTTTCGCTTGTCTTACACTCCCTTAGATCAGCTCCCTGTCAGCTCTTGATTTTTTACCTTGACAAAAAGATATAAGAAGTGCAGCAGCTGCAAAGCATTTAGTGTATATTAATGCAGCTCTGCTATCTCAGCATTATTGTATAGTAAATGCAGCGACGCTTGCGCATTTAATATATAAGAAGTAAAAGACTAAAGGACCATGGTCCCTAGCCCATGACTGTATACCCTTAGCAAAATACACCCCCAGTAAATTTTCAGAAACGGTCTTACAATATGACAAACAATGTAAAGCTTCTTAGTCACTACCGTAAGGACTTGCCTAACTGTATCCGTAACGGAGTCGCTAGTGCAGTCGATTTAAAATCACACAGAAACTGTGCAGCCAGGCTAAAAGATGGAACTCTTTGCTCAGGTGGCAGAATCGCCGGAAGTATGTTTTGTTATTTCCATGACCCTGAGTTGGAGCAGGAACGCGCCAACAATAGGCAGAAGGGGCAGAGACAATTTTGCGGTCTGTTATATCTCGACAGGCTGGGGCACCTGACATTAAATCAGTAGAAGATGTTCGCAAGTTCTGTATTGAGACTGCTCATCAAATACGGGTAGGTGATCTTGGTTCCAGGGAGGGTGCTGTAATCGCTCAGTTCATAAACCAGATCATGAAGACCCTTCCGGAAGAGGTTAGCCAGGAAGTAACTAAAGCAGATCAACTAAGAGAAATACTTATGGAAGAGGAGCCAAAAGCAGATGCTTCCTAGCGTTAGGCATTTTTTTCAGAAAGAAAAATGCCTAGTACTATCTTTTATGGGTGCCTTTTTGGGGCACCCATAAAAGAGTTTATACCTAGAAAGTTAAGTTTTAGCAATATGAAAAATTTTCCCAGTGCATTTAAGTTACAAAAGCTCGCTACTCTTTGTAAAGTAACGGACCAAAGAACAGGCAAGCTTGTAAACTTTACGCTTCTGGATGAACAAAGAAAAATACTTGAGCATGTATGTGAACATCAAAACACAATATTTCTTAAAGGCAGACAGATCGGTTGCTCTACGATTATATGCTTTTTAGATGCCATATTCGCCATACTGCATCCAGGTGCAAAAATCGCCGTAGTTGCAGATACTGAACAGAAGTGTCATTCACTGGTTGACAGGGTACGCGATTTCCTTACCGGGCTAGAAGTAGATTTGCTTATTAGTAACCGAAGTAAAATCCGGCTGCGTAATGGTTCCGAAATACATTCCGTCACCGCAAATGCCAGCAAGGGACAAGAGCAATCCAAGGCAGGACGCTCTATGAGCTTCCAGATGCTTCATTTGTCCGAGATAGCCTTCTGGCCAGACCAGGATGCGTTTAAAGCTCTGACGGCCTCTGCGGGCCTCTCAGCGCCTATCATAGTTGAGTCTACGTCTTCGGGTCCAGGAGACCTGCTGTGGAGCCTGTGGAACAACCAGAACACCTTTGATAAGGTATTTTTCCCGGTAGAAGACCATAAGACCTACAGGATGGATGCAACCATGCTTACTAGGGAGCAGGAGCTTGAGGGTATAGAGCTGGGCTTTAAAGATCCTGAAGCGATGGCATGGTTCTTTCGTGTGCTAGAAGACAGGTTCTCAGGAGACCTTATTGCTGCATTAAGAGAATACCCTCAAAAGCCTGAACATGCCTTCCAATCGGCAGAAGGCAGATGGGTGAGACTAACGCCTCCCGTATTAAATCATGAAGAAGTAAGAAAGCTAAAGGTATTTCGCCGTATGCAGACAGGACACGCCTACTCGGTTGGGATTGATACATCAGGCGGTCTAGGAAAAGATTATTCTACCATAGCAGTTATAAATAAGGTTGACGGTTCCCTATGTGCCTCTTACTGTGATAATGAAGCAACCATTGACGAACTTACAGATGTTGTAAGATCTGCGTATGAGCTGTATGGTCCCGATTACGTTTGTGTTGAGACAAACGGAATCGGACAAGCAACCGCACAATCATGCCGGGACAAGGGTATTCCGGTAAGGGAGTTTAAAACAACAGACGCAAGCAGATACACTGGACTTCTTCTGCTTAAGCAAGCAGTTGAAAAAAATGGCCTTGCAGGACCAGAGGAGCTTGCTCTTGAGTGCGATGACCTGCATATTGATAGACGAGAGAGATTTGCCGGAAGAAAGGATTTATGTATGGCTATAGGATTTGCCTTAGATGACATTAAAAGAAACCCGTACATAGTCACAACAGAAAAACCGACAAATGTATTTGAAATGTCAAAACATATGAAATCAGGCAAAGGGAGCTGGTAATGGCCCAACAAAGATATTTTAACCGTTATGAACTAGAAGCGCCTGTATATCAGGCTCCTGATTCAGGTGCCCAGCGCGGATTTGCTGGTGGTCTTCAAGGTGTAGGGCAAGGTGCGCTTGCGTTGTCTGCACCAATGGCGGCAGCTGGATTTTTGCCGGGCGCAGGAATCAGCGCAGGTGTTGGTGGCTTGGCCTTATTGGGTGGTGCCCTACTAGGAGGCTCCGCCGATGAAGCAGACGCAAAAGCTCAAGAAGCTTTTCAGCGTGAAATGCTTGCGTACCAACAGGAAGTTGGCAGACGTGAGATGGAGTTTTTAGAAAAAGAAGCAGCGCGTAAAGCCAAGCAAGATGCTTTACTTGCCCTTCGTTCACGAAATGTATTTGTTTAGGAGACATAATGAAGTTGCCAGAAATCCCGAAGGAAGTCCTCAAAAAAGTAGAAGAACTCGCCAAGATTGTAGCCAAGAAAAAGATGGCTGCATCAATCTCGATCTCCGAAAATGAAGGCGAGGAAGAAGAAGACGTTGACGTGGACGATGACTATAAAGAGGAATCCTTCGAGGAAGTCGAAGATAGTAAGCATGATAACACGCTCCTTTCTGCTATAGACAATCTACTGGAGGAATGGGACATTCGCGACCCCGACGAGGACGCAGGCCGTTACTACCAGGAACTAAAAGAAGTTTACGAGAAACACAAAGATGAAGTATGAGACTTTAAAGCGGGTAGACGGCAAAGATGCCGACATAAAAACCGCAAACAAAGATGATGTCATTACGGTTCGGCAGTTGTGTGACAACCTTGTCGAGCTAGGGCAGAAGTCTGCTTACCAGTTTCTCGCTAAGGCGGAAAGAAACGAGCTGTTTACCAACGGCGATCAATACAGAGACATTGATGGTAGAGCTTTTAATCTTAGAGATGTACCCTGGAATGATGATGTTCCCCAGGTGGTTCACAATCTTTTAAGAAATCTTGTTCTCACCTGGTGTCAGCGTTTACTTCAGGACAGACCAGCGGTAATGGCCTACCCGAATACCTCAGAGGAGCGGGACATTGAGGGCGCTAAGGCTGCTGCGGCAATCATTGAGTACATCGAGTTTGAAAACAACATTGACACCAAAATGTTTGACGTGCTTCAGATGGCATGCGCTCACGGCATTGGTGGAATTAAGTGCTATTACGACCCTGTTAGCGAAGAAGTTAAGTGGGATCTGGTAACAATCTTTGATTTCTACGTCGACAACGTAGAAAACCCAGAAGAGTCTAAGTGGTGCGTGTTTCAGCGGTACTTAGACCTTTATGACGCAAAAAACCTGCTAAATAAAGTGGGCGAAGACTACGATGTGCAGACAACAACCTATCAGGTTGGAGATCTTGAGTCTCGCGAGGGCGTTCAAGCCTATGAGTTGTGGTATCGACCCGATTCTCGCATACCAGAAGGGTTATATGCTCTTATTATTGACGGTCATGTTGTGGAAACTATGCCGTACCCCTATGTTTTCTCTCATTTAGAGAACCCCGACAACGGCCAAACAAGATCTTACCTGCCCTTATGCATGTTTAAGACTGGGTTTCTTAGGGGAACCATCTATGGTGATACATGGATGAATGATGCAGTGCCTATACAGCGTCAAATAAACGAAATCGAATCTGTTCTTGTTAAGTTGCGACGCGACACTGGTGCTTGTAAGCTCATTGCACCGGGTAGTGTGGTAGACACCTGGGACGAAAGCAATGCTTTAATCAAATGTGATGACCCTGCTAAGGCAGCAATGATTAAATACATGGACCCGCCCAGAATCAACAGCTTGTTGTTTGAGGATAGAGATAGATTAGAGCGTCGTCTTTACGACATTGCAGGACTTAATGAGCTATTAACTGGTGCCGAAGGAGCGAAAAGCGGAACGTCGGCCAAACAGATAGCGTATATTAGCCAGCTAGATAATATGAAACATGCTGGAACGGCAAGACATATCGAGAAGTTTCTTCTTCAGTTGTGGCGAGTAACGCTTCACTTAACGAGGAAATACTATGTTTACCCCCGAATACTACGAATCATTGGAGAGTCTAATCAGATTTCAGGTCTGTATTTCGCTGGTTCCGATATTGACGGTGTTGATGTTCGCCTTCAGCCACGCTCTGGCGTCGAACGCTATGCTGCGTCGAAAGGCGAAACAGACATACAGCGTATGCAGCTTAAGCTTGAAGATCCTAAGAAAGTCGCTGAAACTTCAGAGACTGGTCTTGAGGAAACACAGGCGGAAGGTCGTCTTAAGACTGAGATTCTTGACCAGGCTCGCATGGCCCTTGAGGGCGTTCCGACACAGCCGCTAACAAATGTGAACGCAGCTTATGCGTCTCAGATTTTACTTAGTTATCTAAAGGCTCTTGAGGGGCAGATTGACCAACAATCTGCTCAGCCTATCCTAGCCTTAAAACAAGGTTATGATCAGCTCGCTGCGGTTCAAGCGCAGCAAGCACAACAAGCACAAGCGCAGCAGCAGCAACAAGGAAAGAAACCTCCAAGTGTGCAACAGCAAATGCGTAAAGATGTAATGAGAACAGAAGGAAAGATTTAATGAAACTCAAGATTATTTTAGCTCTTATGTTTACTGCTGGTGTCGCAGTTTTTATAGCAGAAAAAAACGTAAACGCTTTAGCTAATCCATCAGCTAAGGTTGCAGCATGGGAGCAGAGATGTAGCACGGGTGGAAGCCTTGTAGATCCTCAGTCAGTCCCACTTGGACCAAAGCTGAACTATGTAACCATTAGGTGACCAAAACGACAGCACCACAACGACGGTTATGATGGGCGGAAAATCTCTTTTAGATGGCACGCAGTTTGGTTATCCTATCAGCTCAGCTGCTGGCTCTCCCGATTCAGCTTTAAGCATGGAGATAACAAACGGCGCTTTCTATTGTCGAGGAATAGGTTCAACCGGGAGACTTCGATGCATTGGAGGTGCGAAGTGAGCCGATTTCATTTTGCTATAACAGCCGTTTGGGTTGTCTCATTTTTGCTAAGCGGATTAGCTTACGCAAGCATTAGCGGTGGAGGAAAAACTTCAAGCTCTTCTGCCACCGTTAGAAACTTTCAGGCATCTCATCAAGTTTTCAAAGTTAATGAGAGCGCAAACCAAGAAGTGTATGGTGACGACGCGATTGCTATTTTTTGGGTAGGCGGAGAAAAGAAACTAGGTCTTGTTATTTTTGGATGGCCTCAAACTGGACTGGTTGGATACAGCTGCCGAGACAATGCCAAGCAGGTAAAAGCCGATGTTACACCACAAAGTAAAGGAGAAACTTTGTGGTCAGGGCTTGCTCATGGTGGTCACATTACCTGCATTATAAGCAGTCAAGAAGATCCATCTTATCCTATCTATACCGTTGAAGCGTTTAACTCCGGTGCTGACAAAAGTCTTGCGTATGTAACTCTTATTGTAGATAAGCATACGCCTTCTGGTGCTGGATCTGATCCAGGTCAAGGTGGGGAAGAGCCACCAGAAAAGTGGATTGCAGCAGCTGAGGACATGCTTAAAAGCGGCAACGGAGATGGCTACCAAGAAGTTGTAGAGCAGCTTAAGAAAATAGTTACCAACGAAGGCACACCTAAAGAGCTTGCCAGTATTGCAGCGCAGCTTGTTGAGGAGCTTAACAATGTTTTTGGCGGCAAAGGCGGCGGATCAGAAGAGGGATCTAACTGGGAGATTGCAGTGGTTGAGTTTCTCGATCAAGTAATGCCGCTTATTCAGTCTGGTCAGAAGCCAACATCTATTCAGGTTCAGATCGCCAATGCTCTTCTTGCAGAAGGTCTTGACCTGGAAGGCAATGGTTTACTTGCAGAACACCAAATGGGTCTTATCGGTATCCTTCAAGAGATTGCCGGAGGAAAATAAATGCCTTTTAAATCCGAAAAGCAAAGACGATGGATGTACGCAAATGAGCCAGAAATGGCCAAGCGTTGGTCCGAAGAAGAAGACGATGAAGATCGCGAAAAGCGTCGCAAGAAAGCAGCCAAGAAAAGGGCTGCTGAAATGGTGAGGTCATGAGCGATAACGGTTGGAATGAATACTCTAAGCTTGTTATGTCTGAGCTTGAAAAGCATGGAGACAAGCTAGAAAAGATTTCAGAGCAGCTCATTCGTCATGGCGAAGAGCTGGCTCAACTTCGCGTCAAAGCTGGGATTTGGGGTGCCGTATCCGGTACAGTAGTTGCCATTGGTTCGTATATAGTGACAAGGTTTTCTGGGTGAGCCAAGCAGGATATGAGCAGAGGGATTTTAAAGATTGCTTACATGCCGTAGGCAGGTATAAATAAGGAGACACCAATGGAAAATGGTGAAGCTGTAGTAGAAGAAGGGTCAGCTCCTTCGATTGAAGACCAAATGCTGGAAAGCATTAGCGCAGATGAAGGGTCGCAACCTTCCGGTTCCGAAGCCGATGTTCGAGAAGAAGACAGTACCGACGCTGAAGAAAATGTCGAGGCTCAACCGGAGCAGAAAAAAGAAGAGTCAGTACCGAAGAAGTCCTTTTTAAAGAGGGTCAACGGATTGCAGGCAGCAAAGCGGAAAGCAGAGGCGAGATCTCAACAGCTTGAAGACCAGCTGCATAAATACCATACAACGCTTGAAACATTTAAGCAGCGTTTGGAGCAAACCGAAAAAAGACTTTCTGAATACGAGGACCAAGATCCAAGGGAAGTTGAGCTGCAACGGATGAAAGACCAGCAGCAGTATCAACAGGAGATGGCCAAGCTTCAGAAACAGGCTGCACAGCGCAGGCGACAGTATGAAGAACAGGCCATGATCGACACTAAAGCGGAAGAGATTATCGACAACGCCTCAGAGCTTGCCGAGAAGTATCAGACCTTTAGCCCAGAAGAACTTGTCATCATGTATAGTAAAGTCGAAGGCGGCGATATGAAGCAGATGGCGCGGAAGCTGAACGAACATCGTGTAAAAAAATATCGTCAGGTGCTTGCCAAGAATGGCGGAGGAAAAGCACCTAAGCCGATTCGCCCTCAAGGAGCGACATCGGCTATTACTGGAACCTCGAATGAAGATATGGTCAGGTTCTTAGAAAGTATGGGAGAATAAAATGGCAATTACATTTAATGAAATTGCGTCACTGGTTGCCCGCTTTGGTAACGCAGTGGTGAACGAAGAAGCGAATATGGCTTCTACCTTTATTGGTAAGAACGTCATTAAGAAAGAAAAACAAGCTGGTACGGTAGGTATCGTCAACATCAAAGCTGGTGGTATTCAGTCCACAAAGTTCTTGGCTGATGGCGCANCTCTTCCTATCGGCGCTAACAAGTCTATTGCCCAGTTGGCTTATCATCCAAAAGCATTATTCAGTCGATTAAGCGTTCCTCGTATCGNTGCTTTGACCTGTGTAAGCAAGCAAGATGGTGTTAACTTGGTAAAAGAGCAGATGCAAACCGCTGGTGAAGATTTAGGTCGAACCTTGGGTCGAGCAGTGTTTAACACTTCTCTTGGTGCTGTTGCTGTGACCGCAGCTGGTCCTGGTACTTTTGCCGCTACAGGCATTGCAACTATTGGTGTTGCAGATCCTAGTGGCTACAGAATCGGTGCAGCAGTTGAAGGCTTAGCCGACAGTGTTCCTGATCCATTGTGGGGCGTTGTTACTGACATTGACTATGATAACGCAACTGTCACGTTTCAGCTCTATGTTGATTCTCAGTTAATAACGATTGCACAGAACGGTGTGAACGCTACGTCACCCTTGACTGCCACAACTCCTCGCATTATCGGCACAACAGCAACTGGTGTTGACGCAATGTGTTCTGTTATGGACGCTGCTGATCCTGCATTGGCCGCTGGTAATCTTGGTACTGCTGGTAACTATGATAACATTGCCGCAACAGCTGCTGGTTATGAGTTTACAGGTAATGATACTGGTGCCGTTCCTGCGCCTATCTCATTGGCCGACATGGACTTGCTTTCCGCTAAAATCCAGCGTCGTCGTGGTTTAGGTTGGACAGAGGTTGTGATGAACAGCTTGACTTTGAACAAGTATCTTAACTTGTTGCAGGCTGATCGTCGTTTCCGCTCAGGGGATGCGCTTGATAGCACTAAAAACCCTGCTACCTCCATGTATCAAGGTAAGCCTGTTATCGTTGACGAAAATATGTCAGATGACAAGGTTCTCTTCTTTAACAATAAAGATGTGAAGCTTGCTGAATGGCGTAACTTTGGTCCTGATAGCGATGGTAAAGATGCCGCTATGGTATCGGATACTAGCTTTGTGTATGACACACAAATGTTCGGCATGTACAATCTTCGGATTACACGTCGTAACGGATTAGGTGTTTACACTATCACCTGATGTGTTTTAATGCAGGCACCTTTTAAGAGGGTGCCTGCATTTATCTAGGGGAAACAAATGTACGAAGCTTCCATGAAAACAAAGCAGCGCCTTATTGATCGCAGACTTAAGAATAAAAAGATTAAGTATGACTGCATTGAGGGGATGCCTTTCTTTGCTGAGGTATGCAAGCTTGAAGTTCCCGTTGATAAAAATTTAGGTATTATGGTGCATGGCAATATGCCCATTATGGGTTTTGAAGATAACATGAGCGTTACTCACGTTTTAGCTTCTGAGATTAGCAGGGTTATTGCGATTGAAGAGTTTAACAAGATAAGAGAGAACACGCTAAATCAAAACCATGAACAACGAGTACGCGCCGAAGATGCGGCTGGCGAGCTTGTTGAATTTTTACATCATATTAAGAATCCAAGGGTGCAGGTGCTATGAACTTAGGTCAAGCCAGAGAGCAGATCGTAACAATGCTTGATGACCCTGATGGTCAGAGATGGTCATTTCCTGTAGGTGGATTTGATGCGTCGAACGAGGTTGATCTTGCTTTACAATCTGCTGCGGTTGAGTGTGTTTCTCTTTATGCTCACTCTGGTGGTGACTTCTTTGATGTGGTGCAAGAGGTCCAAACTGCCAATGGAACGTTCTCCTTTACCGCCGGAACTACGCCTCCGAATGTACCGCTATTCATCAAAGCCGTGTCCCTTAAAGATGGAAGAAACAACTACCGTCTTCATGCGACCCGTGAACAAGATATAGAAGTTGATGTAGATACTTCAAGAAGTCTTAGGGTGAGGATGGTTTATGTACCCGATTTTAGTGGCCTTAATGTGGGCGACGAGCTTACTTATTCAGGCTCTATTGGGGCTACTTTATCTTGGCCTATGTTTGATCAGTGGGTTTTATCTGTGGCTGCCCAGCATTTAACACCAAAAGAAAATGTTGCCAACGCCCAGCTAGATCAGCGTATTGCTATGCTGCAAAACTCCTGCCTTAAAGCACCAGAGATGCCAACAACGGTTACATTTCCTGGTCCAAGAAACTCTAACTATTCAGTGGACGCTGCATTGTACCGATGGTCCTATGTAGCCCGAGATGCAATCGCAAACCAAACCTGTTGTCTTCGGATTCACCGTATTTCTTTGCGAGCGTGGTAATGTATGTTGGGAGATCAATACCTGGGCAATCCTTTGACTATACTAGACGTTATCAGAATGACATTATTGTCTATTCTGAAAATGAACTTCGCTCAGTCATGGGAAATCTTACTCGGGGGACTCGTGTTGTTATTGCTAACGACATCTACATAACAAAACCGATAAACGTAAAAATCAACTACAACAAAAACTCTCCAGATTTAACCTTTAAAGACATTGTTATTTCGGGATTTGGCGGCGGATCTCTTGCTCCCAAAAATGGAATACTTGTTCAATCATTTGATTTATTTGTTTTAGACCCGATAGAAGTAGGAAAATCAGAAGTCGCCCTCTCCTTTGAAGGCATATTTGTAAAAGACTTTAAAACCTTTTTATCGCAGGGTCCAGGATGGCTTGGTCCGGTATGGGCTATAAACATTAACAGCTGCAAGTTTCTTGACTGCGTAAGCGTTATAGATGGGGTTTACTGGTTCACTGAAATCACAAACAACTATGTGTCGGGCGGCAGTTTTGCGACAAACTTTTCTACTCTTCGCGCAACAATCTGCAACAACCAGATTTTTGTTTCAAACTTCTTGGCGAGATGTGAAAGAGCATCTATTTCTGGAAACGTAATAGAGAGTTCATCGTCTTTTAAGGCATACCTGAAAGACTCTTCTTTTAGCGCAAACTATGTAACGTGTGACGACATAGAGCTTCACCCCTCATCTCCATTCCAAAGTGTAAACTCTACAGTGTCTGGAAACAGGTTTAACCAAAGTTTTTTTAGTGGGGTTTTTAATCTGGCAGATGGTAGCAGGTGGGTTATCGACGGCAACCATGTAGAGGGCGAGCTTCAAATAGGCGGAACGGTTCAGCAAAGCATAGTTTCTGATAACTACTTTGGTAGAAACAATACCGTGGTTTCTGGCGCGGAAGGGTTTATCTTTAGAGATAACCAGGGCTCCACGAGCAGCCAGTCGCTTAACGCAAGAGGTAGAGTTTCTCAGGCCGGAGAGCTTATCGGACAAACCGTCATTGATGGTGCAAACAACGGGTTCGTTTGCCAGACCGCAAGCACAACCTATAAGCAGGTTAATGACGACGTTGATCCAACCAAGAAAGCTTTTGTTCAGTTCTATGTTCCAGCAAACAGAAAAATTGTTATAAGATTAAACACCGCTTTGCGAGATTTTGATAATAGCTCTGGATTGTTTTACATTAGACTTACGGATGTGGATGACGAAACATCTCCTGCTTCATTTGCTGCTTTTATTAACGATGAGCACATTGCACTTTATAACGCTACCCTGTTTCCTATTTATACGTTTGAATGGTTTATTGACGGAACAGACCCAAACATTAACTGGGCAGCAGGTGATTTGAAAACTTTCTGGTTTCAAATAAAAGTGCAAACAACCAGTGAAACTGTTTCAGTGAGGGCCGGAGCGTCCTATATTCCAATGGATATAGGCGCGGTGGCCGTTTCTGATGACCTTAGCTTTGTGGATATGGGATAATGCAAGTAGATACTGGAAACTTTGATCTTAGAAATATTGAGACAAATCAATCAGGAGAGATGGCTGTGCGTCATGGTGCGTGGCTAATGGGAAGTGCATTAAACCCAAACTCAAACGCAGGCTCCTATGAGGACTTTAACGCAAGAAGAGGGCTTTCTGTAAAGTCTCAGTTTGTAGATGACATTCAAGTATATGTTATTGGAAACAGCGACAGCAATGGAAATCTATGGCTTCAGATACTGGATGAAACATTAAACTTTGCCAATCGAAAACAGATACTACCCCTTGGCAAGGCCAGAGAGATAAGAGCTTTGAGTCATGCAGTGGTAAACGGTCAGCTTATTATTTCTGGTCCCGATATTCCTACGCTATGGGGCTACACGGGCAGCGGGTTAATCTTTGCTGAAAAACAAGAATCCATCAATGTAACAACCGAAACATTAAGTATGCCTAACGGCATTTGTGCTTCATGGGCGGGAAGATGCGTAATCGCTAAGGGCGAAGCTCTTTTCATTAGCGACCCGTTGGCACCGAGAACATACACTGCGGGTGGAGTCGTAACACTGCCAGGTATTTGTTACGGACTTCATGTGTCACCAGAGGGGTCTCTCATTGCTGTAACGGCAAATGGCGTATACGGCCTCAGCTCTCAGGCAGCAGCTCAGGGCCAAGCAATCATTGGCTCGCTGCAAAAGCTTTCTAACTACAAAGCATCTGATTACAACTGCTCCTGTCTTACCTCAAAAGGACTGTATGGACTAACAGAGCGTGGTGTAGCAAGGATTGATATGGACGGAGCCGATGACATCCCGCTGTCAGACGGGTCTTATGTGAGATCTCTTACTGATATGATTAGTTTTCCAAACTACAAGGTTGGCGAGGTGTTTGAGACTCAGCGAGGTCTCTGTGTTTCAATGGGAACCTTGGATGCTGATGCGGATGGCCAGTTTGCTGGCGGGTTGTGCATGTTGGATTTTAACTCTAACACTAAGTCCTGGTGGACAACTAGAGGCATGACAAGGGTTCGTTCTATATTTAAAAGCAGAGAAGGCAAAGACACCTTTCTGTTTGAAGGAACAGAAGGTGTCGCTCCATTCTTACCAAGAACTCATATCGTAACGTTTGATCGCATAGGGAAAAACTATGATGCAGACCCAGATGTTAATAATCAGTTTCCCGTTAAAGGATATGTTTCCGGGCTTGTTCCTACGAGTCTTCAGGTTTCCCCTGTGGTTCGTCATGTATGGCTTTCTTCTGATAACGGCGGTCAAAAGGTCAGCTGTGCGGTGCGCGGCGAATACATTAAAAACAATGGGACACTTCAAGAGGCTGTTACTGCTGCCAACGGAGTGGTTGTTGGAGTAGATTCATGGGCAAGCACAATGTCTGACCCTAGAAGATATAAAACAGCAGAGCTAACAAGAACCAGGTTTAGCTTTGCAAGGAAAACAAATGATATTTCTCTTGAGGCAGGAGCCGAGGGGTCAACTTCCAGACTGCGCGTGTTAAACATGGACGTAGCTGGATATGGAGTTAATACTGCGTAATGCCATTTTCTAACGGTTCACTTATTGATCAATCAAGCCTTCAGGAAAACCTAGACTCCTGCACCAAAACAGGTGTAGGGGGAACAGATGTATCTGCTCAAAGATTGGTGGGCAACGCCTTTACCGTTGTAAGATTCAAGCAGTCAAATCTTGAGCTTGATCAGGAATACAGGTTTAGATTTATTAGTCCAGATGATTTCGACATATTCGCAGCAGGGTTTGATGTTCGGTTTCAAAGCCCTCCTACTATTGGAGATCCTTTTACTGAATTTACGGCAGAGATAAGCGGGTCAACGGGAGATCTCGAAAATGATCTCCCAGTTGACGACCATCTGTTTTTAACTGAGCCAGTCAGCAACATTCAAAACCAGGTAACTCTTTCAGGGGGAACTGGTGATACTATTCAAAACATGATGTACCTAAAAGCATCCCAGGGCGCAGGTGGTCATCAGTTTGGAACTCGATATTCAGGATACCTGCTCAACGAAAACAGAGCATGTAACACAATACTAAAAGGCTCGTCTTACGATGTAGTCATGAAGGTACGTCAAGATCCGTCGCTAATGGGTCCAAACGGCCAAGTGCATACGCTTGATTTTTATTTAATGCTACAGACAAAACTAAGGAGAAACTAATGTTTTTACCTGAAGAACCTGCCGCAAAACTTTACACAAGAGACAACCAAACTCTTGATCCAAAAAAGCTTAACGCATCTTTTCGCGATGCAGCGGAAAAGATTCGTTATATACAGTCATTAAAATACTCTTATAGTATTATGCAGTACGACCTTAACGGTATCGACCTTCAAGCAACAACGCCGTCTCCTCCCAACACGGGATGCACAGCTGCAAGAAGATTCATTATCAGACCTCCAACTGATTGCGAGATTATTGGCGCTCACTTATCAGCCAGAAACGTACCCAATGAACAAAGGATATTTGCTCGATGGCTATCTCCTGATGANTTTATTTTAGATACAGCAGCTGGTCCTGGTGCTGGTGCCGTCGTTCCCGTTACTGGTCAGATTGCCTTTATTCAGGCAAACGGTGTTGGCCCATCTAATCTTCCTGTTTTAGAGGATGTGTCGATGCCTGTCGGAGGTGAATCGCAAAGCTGGAAATACATAGAGGTTCAAGGAGAGACAGGTTTTGTTATATCTGAAAACGTAACACAGCGAAACCTTAGGCTTTCAGCAAATCTAAACTATGTTTTAGAAATGGGCTCCTCTGATCCGATGACAATAGGAGACAACAACCCAGCAGAGCTTACGCTTTGGATGCGAACAGATCGCGGCACAGATGATGAGTGGCCGATGATTGAGCTTCTTGATGGCAGAGATATTCCATTTGTTACTCCACCTGGGNGGGCACCCGCTGGAACCGCGTGGCATTGGCGACATTGTTGCAGACCTTAACGCTCAAGCAACCCTGGCAATTGCGGCAAACAAGCAAGACACTGTTAGATGTGATGTTGCCGTCATTACAGACGTAGACCTCTTGACATCCTCTACCAGGTTCCAGCAAGAATTTGCTCAAAGAATACCCAGGATGCCTTTAACTTTAAACAACGGCCCATATCCAGGCTCCGGGATTGAGACAGACACCAGGTGGTCTCTTTATCGGATTGATGTAGGTCTGGTCTCTGAAGACCTGACCTTTTGCCAAGCGGCTGGCTCGACTTTTCCTGCCGGGATTTTTCTTCAGTCCAATGGCGGCATCACGCCTCCAGGCGCTGGTGTCAACTTTTATGTCTACAGTAGCCCCCTGGTTAGTCAGGTTGGGGACCAATACAAAGAAGTTTATATCGCAGGACAAGAGGCCGATGGTTCTCCCGGTAACGAGTTTCAAATAAATGGCGACCAGGCAGCTACAAGCCCTTTAAATCCTGGTCATGATTTAGGCTTAGTGCCGCAGTTTACCCCGCTTCCGCTTGAAGATGTCAAGCTTGCGTATCTGTATATTTGGTATAGATTAACACCATAGGAGATTAGTATGGCTCGCAGCTATAACTTTAACAACCCGACGATTCCTCAGAACTATAATAATCCTAACTATGATGTGGATGATGATGATGATTTAGACAATGACCCATCTAGTCAGTTCGACCAAGGACAGATAAACAATGCGGCTGCTCAACAGGCAGCTGATAGCGTTGTGAACTACGAGCCTGTTCCTAATGTTTTACCGGGCGAAGGGGCACCTCCAGCAGATCAGCTTGAGCAAGATGTTCCAGTGAACACCGGGCCTGATAGCGCAGGAAGTGACGAAGACCCGTTGTACGATCCGGCTACGGCAGGTCTCGGCGGAAGCATTGAAGAAGATTTAAACGTAGACACCCTGGATGCCCCTCAAGAGCTTAACAATCTTGGAGAACTTGATGATAGCGGAGCAGGTGTTGACAGTGAAATGCCGATTGACGGACAGGAGGTTGCCGGAAACATTGAGGTAGAGGATTCTGGTCTTGGTGACTTAAGTCTTGACCTAGACAACAACACATCGGACGACGGCATGTTGGAAGATGAAGGTTTTGATAATCCTTATCTCACAGGCGAGGAAATAGAAGAACTTGCAGAGGCAGGCGTTTCAACTCAAGAAGACTACGAGCTGTATAATGCGGGGGAAGACTACTATAACACCAACGAAGAAGGGCCTACTTATGGGTCACTTGGGGAGGGTGGAAATATAGAGGAGTCAGCAGAGGAAGAAGCACAAACCTTCAGAGATCTGCTCGAAGAAAACCTGATGGCAAAGATGATGGAAGACGCACAGGCAGCAGGACAGCGAGATGCAGGTCGCGCTATTGCAGCAGCCAGGGCGCAAGCAGGTCGAGGTCAAATGGGTATGTCTGGTGGTATGATTGCAGCACAGTCCGATGCTGTGGCCAACGCTGTGGCAAACGCAGAAGACAGACTGTTTAACCAGCAGATGCAGGCAGGTCGCCTTGGTGCAGGCATGGAAACAGAGGACAGAAACCAGCTTATTACAGCGATTGGTGTGGCAGAAGATCTTGGCATGGATGATGACAAGCTTAGATCTTTTATCGAACAAATTTTTCCAGATATGGACCCAGACCTTATCCAGGGTTTTGGATTAGGGTCTACAGACAACGAGCTGCCCAATCTTCCCAGTGAGCAAGGAGACTGGCTTGAAGAAAACGTAACAACAACGATAAGTGTTTCCGATGCAGAAGGTATGGGTCTAGAGGCCATCCATGCGGTAATACAAGGAGACCCTCCAAACGACAAGCTTATTAGATACTTTAAAGATGAAGAGGGAAATTTTTATCGAACAGAGGAAGACGCCAACGGCGCTGAGCTGACGAGTACGGATGACGACAGCGACGGAATGTCATTCGGAGACTTCCTGGGAAACAAATGGAACAGCTTGTTCGATTAAATCAGTAAAGGGATACTTAAATGCCAATATATCAAAACAAAGCACTACAAGATCAAATGATGCGCGTGGCCACCCAAGGCCAACAGCGCAGCATTAACGATAAAGCAAGACAGGCTGCTGTTGCAAAAGCGATTGGTGCAACAGGGCAGGTTGCAGCTAAAGCATACTCAGCCAACGCAGCAGAAGTTATGAAGCAAGCAAAAGAGCTTGGACTTAGAAGCCCTGAAGAGATTGCCGGGTTAAAGAAAGTCATGGAGGCATCTGCGAGAACAGGTCTATCCGTGGAAGAGATAATGAGCTCTGACAAGATGATGAGAGACTTGCACAAAGAAGCTATGAGCGTAAGGAAAAAGCAGGACAGTCTTGATGAGGCGGCGGGAGAGCTGGACCGGGACGTAATAAAAGCCAAAGGAATGGACTATATACTTGATGCGTCCAAGAAAATGTACGGCGACCGAGCAGAGGATGCGCTTAATAAGTTCAAGAAAAAAGAAGCTGAAGAGTATCCAGAGGGTCTCCACCTACCAGTTCTTTTAGCGGAAGAAGATAAAGATAAAAAAATATCAACATATCTTGATGTTGCCCGCGCACAGGAAGCATCCGCAGCGGAGACCAAAGGCGCAAAACAAAGACTTTCAAACAACCGAGCAGAGAGAAAAGATGCGGTAATGTCCAAAGAGAAGCTGGCAAAGATGGCACAACTTCAGGCATTAAAAAATCTCGGCATTACTGGTGAAGGCTTAACGGATGCTCGCAGAGCAGTGGCCGCAAGTCAGAAGCTAGACAATCTTGCATCAAGTAATCTTGTTGGTCGCGACATGGCAGGTCGAATGGCTTCGGAGGGTTCCAGAGAGGCGCTGTTAGCTCAGGCCAAGATGAACATTGCTCAAACAAGAGCAGATACAGCCGCTAGGAACGCAGACGCATACGCTCAAAACGCAGATACAAACAGGAAAAGAGCGCAGCAGAACGCTATCATAGCGAGGAGAAAACAGAAGCAGGCAGAAAAGAAGTACGCTAGTGACCAGTTAAAAGAAAAATACAAAGGCATGGAGGATCTTGTAAAGGTCGTGCAAGAATCAAGTGTCGAGGATTTACTTAGAGGAGATATTGTAAACGCTTTTCAAAGCAAAGCTTCTGCTCTTGAGTCAGACCCGTCAAAAGCGGCAGTTTTAGCGCAAGACTATTTTAACATTGCGCTTGGCAGGGTAAGCCTTCAGGCTGATAAGCTGGCTGCTTTAATGGCTGAAAGACAATCGGTAAGAGATGATAAACAAGCTCAGGATATTGCTAAAGCCGAAGCAAGAGCAAAGACCGCAGCCCAGAAAAAAGAAGCAGACAGAAGAAAGAAGAAAGCAGAAACGCTAATAAAAACCGTTCAAGGAACACTGCCTACAGACCTAATTAAGAACATGGGGACAACTCCAGCTCAAGTATCGTCCAGTATAATACAAAGGTTTCAAGGCGCTCAAAGTATGCCTGAATTCTGGAAGGNCTCTGCCTCTATAAAGCTAAGAGAGCTAATCTCTAGCATGTCTAACCTTAACCCAGATGGACACACGCCTGCTGAGTATATAAGTGCTTTAAATGACTTACTAAGAGAGGCAAATAATGAACTTAACGTGGATGCGACAAGTATTGGTTTAACAAGAGGGGAGGCCCAGGGTAAAAGCGGAACATACATAGGCGTAAAGCCTACGTTTACTCCAGCGGTCAAGGACAAGGGCGACAACCTGTTAAAATAGAAAGAGTAAGTAATGATTACAGATGAACAGCTTGCATTTAGTGATGATCTTAGCCGTCCATCAAGCGATGCGCTTAAAGATCTTCTTACGCCTTTATCAGACGAGGCAGCATTAAAGAACTCCGGTAAGCTTATAGAGGCTGAATATAAGTCATTAAAAAAAGAGCTAAGCAATAAGGCTGACGCAGACAACTTAATGGAGGAAGTGAATAAAACACTTAATCCATTAAACCTAGCACAGGGCGGAAACCTTAAAGCAATAGCAAAAGAAATAGGCATGGATGATGCCACCCTTGCTAAGTATGATAATCTGATGTCTGACGCCGAGGTGCTGGAATACAAGGCCAATGTTTTAGATGTTGAATATGGCCCAGAAGAATCAGAGGTAATGTATAGAAAGCTTGTAAACGCCAATCAGAACCTGGCTCAAAATGCTTACGACGACACAACAGAGATAATGTATGGTCTTTTTGTTGGTCTTCCTGCTGGGGTTTTAAGATCCGTTGCTGGTGCAACACGAGCAGCTTATCGGGCAAGCGACAGCGATCTAACCATGAAGGAAAGGATAAAGTCTGCCGAGTCAATATCTGGTCATTTAACCCAGCTTCCAGAGGCTTTTGCTGCTGGATATACTTCCGGCATAAAACAGCTCTTAAGAGGAACAACCGGAGTAAGAGAGGCACCACTTGAAACCCTGCTGACCGTGTTGCCGATTGCTGCCCTTGCAAAGGCTTCTGCTAGAGCAGCAAAAAGAGGCGCTACGCTATCAAAAACAAAGGCGGCTAGGTCCAAGCCAATGTATCGGCAGCAAGCAGATGATGCTCCTGCACCAGCTGATTCCAGAATGGCAACAGCAGCAGAGAAAACGCAAGCCCTTGATGAGGCGGGAGGAAGAATAACCGCCAAGAAACTAACGATAGCTGAAGATGCGGGTCAGGTATGGAGAGAGTTCTACGACACCTATGCGCAGTCCTCTTCTTTGAACCTTGCAGATAACTCGTTAAAGCTTTTAAAGCAAATAAATAATCGCCCTAAGACATCTGCTGCCGTCGGTGCCCTTATCGGTGCTGGTTTCGGTGGTGTTCCGGGCGCAGTGGCTGGAGCAGCTGGCACCTTAACCCTCAGCAGGGTTGCAAGTGCGCCTATTATTAGACTGGCATTTGATGAGTCATACAAGATAAACGATAAGACCTATAAGGATCTTAACGATGTTCCAGTTGAGGCTACAAAGACATTCTATAAAGAGATGAATAAAATGAATGACATCTCTGGTTTGTCGGATGCCCAACTTGCTGTGCTGGACAAAGCTTTAACCTCTGGGTTTCAGACTGGACCTCACAGGGCAGCTTATTCTGCTATTGAGTTAATCGGAAACATAACAAAGATACTTGACGACGTGGAGGCAGCAGAGAAGGCAGGTATCGAGAAGACAAGGAACAAGCTTTATGGTGAGCTTGAGGCAACCAAGGAAAGACTTGGAAACCTTATAGATGATATTGATTCAAAACTCCCAGAGCAAACACCGGAAATGGCAACGCAGGAAATATTTGCCAGAGAAAACGCGCAGAGAATACTGGATGAAAAAATAGCAGAAGAAGCTTCAGCTACGGCTAAGCCATCAGCATCCACCACCAACCAGTTCTCTAAGCTTAAGCAGGACGAGGCAGCTCAGGCAAAAAGGCAGATCGTTATAGATGAGGCAAGGGCAAAAGTTGAACAGCTCAAAGAGAACCAGCCGTTAGATGCTTCACAGATAAAAGACGGTGTTTTGCAGCCCGAAATACAGCCAAGAGACCCAAAAGCTTTTAGATTAAAAGATGAAACCATTGCCAGTCTTTCGGAAGATCTCAAGAAGATCTTTCCGAAAAGAAAATCAGAGGTGGAGGGCTTTGAAAAAATAACAGGCAAAGCCGTGACAAAAATGAAGGATGACTTTCTTGGCAAGCTTGATGTTGATGCCGCAAAAGGTGGCTATAAAAACATTGCTGAATACATGGCCATGAATGAAAATCCTTTAATGACTTTTCTTCATGACGGAAAGCCTATTGATAATGTTTCTTTCTTTTTTGAAATGTCAGACGATGCCTCCAAGATAGACCCGGCAAAGTTTGAAGTGGCGGCTAGAACACCGGAAGCAAAAGAGCTTGCAGATGCAGCACTTGCCGTAAGAAGAGGTATCACAGAGGTATCAAAAAAATACCGAGGCATCAACACGGGAACCGCAGCGAAGCCAGTTCCATTTTTACCGGAAACAGTTTACGTTGCCAATGTTCCGCACTACAGACACATGGGCTCGCGGAGACAGGCATTTGATGTAAAAGGAAAAAGAAAACAGTTAGAAGAAGGCTTTGATGTAAAAGAAGATATTCGTGATGCGGCTCCAGATGTGAGAGCTGTGTCGCAACCAACAGTGGCAGATCTTAACAAGCAAAAAGTTTTTGCTAGAACAGGTGCAACGGACGCACAAAAAGCTGCTTATGGTATTCAGATGGGCAAAGACTTTGTGGACAGCATGGCGAATGGAATGTATAAGACTGCAAACACGGGCGAGTTTTATAGGTTTGCAAATGATCTTTATAAGGAAGTAGGAAACCCAAGCGGCCTTCCTGCTTCTCAAAGGTGGCTATTTAAAGACAAGAAAGAGTTTGATTCTGCGAACAAAGCAGCTCCTGGTGGGTTAAAAAAATCAGACTATGTTATTGTTCCAACAACCTATCTCGATGAGGCAGGGCGAACACTTTACGGGCCACTGTCTGGCACTGTTATGAGAAGAGCAGAGTTTAATCTTATCAATAACAAGTCTAAGCTTGATAATCTCTATGCTGCGCTTAGCGATATGATTGCATTAAGTAGTGACACCTGGGCAAATGCACTGGGAAAAAAGACAAGGGTGTCTCTTCCGACAAAGAGAACAAATAATCTTTTTGATAAAGCTGTGGATAAATACAAGGGCGCAAACAACTGGGTTAAGGCTATCAACACTGTCGCCAATCCTGTTTATTTTGCAAACACAACAAAGGGCTACTCAGATCTTCTTATGCTTGAGGGAATAAACCCGGCAGAGATGTTTAAGGGCATGGCTAAAAATAAGCAAAGAGATTTTATTGCTCAAGCAATGCTGGAGACAGGTCATTTTAGACCATCTGCCATGATGGTGGGTGCCCTGGAGAACATAGGTCTTACGCCTGCCAACCTTGGTCTTAACCCTGCCAAGTATGCCAAGAAAACTTTTCAAAATAACGTCGTGGACGCAAAGGCTATGATGGAGATATGGAAAGATATTGTTAAAGCAAAAGACAGAAACGATATGAGCGTTCTCGAAAAGATGCAAAACAATAAAAACGCACTCTCAAAAGGTGCTGGGCAAACTATTAAAATGGTTTCTGAGGTTGTTGGTGAATCTCCGCAGTTTTTGATGGAGGCGTTTACGCTTGGTGGTTTTAACTCTGCTCTTGCTGCGTTTATTGATCTCGGTGCCAGGAGAACAATGTTTGAAAGCATACTTAAAGGTGAGGCAAAAAAAAGAGGCGTTACCCTTAAAGACATAGTTAATGATAAAAAGTTTTTGGACGCAGCGGCACGTCAAACAAACAAGAAAATGATTAGCTATGATAACATGCCCTGGCTTCACAGAAAGATAAACGAATATTCTCCTTTTGACCCTTATCATAACTGGTATGTAGGTTCTCTTAGAAGATTTTTAGATTACGCTACGGATAAGCCATTGGTATCTACGGCGGCAAGATCTGCTGGTGAGATGGAGAAAAACCAAAGGTCAGAGTTCTTTAAAAACATTCAAAGAAACATGAGCGAGAGGGAAAGAGGGATGATAGCCCAGCTTCCCCTTGAGGATAAAAACCTGTATCTTTCTTTGGCCTATGCTTCTGTGTTTGAGCCTTCCATTGTTGACCCTGTAAAGATGGCAACTCTTGGTATTCTTCTTGAGCCCACTACGATGCAACATAAAATGCTTAGAAGGTTTAACAGTAAAAAAATATCGGATGCAATAGACGAGGGTAACACCGGAGAGGCGATCAATGCAGCGATAAGGGCCATGCGCGACGAGGGAATGGCGACGGTAAACCTTACAGACAGTGGTATCTGGAGATTTGTTAATGCGCTAAGGGGAAAGAGAGCAAACTTTGACCCAACAGTAGAGAAGACAACGGACGCAATGGAGATAATGAAAGACGGCGGAGCTGCTCTTCTGCCAACCGTGTACGGGTTTTATGTTGGATCAGAAACAGCATCTTTTTTTGATGAAGACTTTCAAAAAGAGCAGATAGCAAAGACGGGAGAAAGGCGTAGTAGGGTTCTTAATCTTACGCCATCCGAGCTTTTGTTTAGAAGTCTTGGTTTTCGTATTCAGAGAAACAGGCCAAATGTAGAGGGTTACTTTGACCCTCAAGTGGCCAAGGCGAAGGAAAGAATACTTAATGAGATTGGTGCAGAGTACGATGCCGACATTGAAAAGGCTACAACGCTAAAACTTGAAGAAAGAAAGATGGCGCTAGAGGCAGCAAAGCTAAAGGCTGTGATGCAGCTCGACAGTGTGGCTAATGATTTAATGACTAGATACGAAAAGAACCCAACCGGAAACTAGGAGCCTTGTTATGATAAACGCTAAGGAACTTAAGGATATACTGAAGATGGAACTTTCCCCCGAAGGAAAGGTGCTTCTTCTGGGTATGATAACAGAGGGTGGCGTAGATTTAAACATGCACTTGGTGGGCGATTCCTACGGAATGATAGCTTCTGAGATACATCTTGGTCACTTAGACCTAAAAGCAAAACAGCTGGTTGCTAATGGCCAATCTAAAGGTAAGTTTAATGTTCGAAGAGAGGTAGTGAAATATGGATCAAGCAATGATATGGATCGCACTGGTGCTAAGCGTAGCAAACGCCCTGCTCCCAGTCGCAAAAAAGCTAGTAAAAAAGACAAAAAATAAAACAGATGACAATGTAGTAGAGTTTCTTGAAGAAGCACTCAACGTAGCTAAGGCGGTACAAGACGCCAAGAAAGCTGACGTTGCGAAAAAAAAATAACTGGACATACTATGGCAGAAATCCGGAAAGATTTGGAGGGTCTAAAACCTCCCTTCAGGTCAGCAATTCAATGGCTGATTTTCCTGATAGAAAAAGAAGGCTTGCCGCTTATAGTCTTCGAAACTTATCGTGGCGCAGAGCGGCAGAACGCTTTAAAAGAAAGCGGATCAAGTAAGGCAGGAGCAGCGCAAAGCCCTCACAACTATGGGCTTGCCTGTGATTTCGTGCTTGATGTGAATAAGTGTCCAGTCAGAAAACGGGAATGGCCAGCAGGTTCTGGTCATTACTATAAAGATGCCTGGGACTATAAGACAGCAGAAGCCAAAGCAGCTTATAATGAGTTTGGAAGATTGGCGGAAAGCATTGGTCTTGAATGGGGTGGTCGATGGAAGTTTCTCGACGTACCACATGTTCAGATGCCTAACTGGAGGCGTCATATTTAAGAAGCTTTGTTACTTTCTTGCTTGGTCTCCAAGATCTTTTCTTGCGAGACCATAAGCAGGGGAGTATTTGCTTGTGGTCTATCGGCATCTTGCAGACGGTCAACCATACAGGCTTTAACTTGGTGACATCTGCGGCAAAGATCTCCGCAATCAGCTCTGTTCCCGTCTTCATTCCAGGGAACCACCATTTGATTTAACATTTGCCACATCTAATCCCTCTTAACTGTCCAGCTTGGAAGCTTGTATTTGCATCCAGTCTTATACTCTATGATCTTTCTAATCAGCTGTCTTTTGCGCCTGATAACATCAAACTCTGACTGTAAAACATCCATCTCTTTTAAGTAGTAATCAAGAAGAACATCACTATCATGGTCTCTATTGGGCCAGCTCTCATGAATCCTTTCACGTTCGCTCTTTGGGTGCCTAGCCATTACCGCATGATTGGTCATGACGGTTCCACCGCTTTTTAAAACCCAGTAGTCACGCTCTCTAGCCTGTCTGAACGCATAAATATTACCTCCCTTTATCAGGTAATACCATCTGCTCTTCTTTTCCGTCATCTGTTACCTCTGCGCTACAGATATATACGTTATCACCAAAGACTTTTTTAACATTCTCGTATGTCTTCCTGAATAGGTTCGGGTCTATCCCCTTCCGCATCAGATACCTGTATTCCTCGTTTGTGAAGATCATAAAAAACATCCCATTTCATAGTGACGAGGATAGGCTCTCGATCATCCTTGGTGACAACAAGAATAGGAAGAGAATCCTTGCTTGCCTCTTCCGCCTGCTTCATTGCTGCCTTGATATTGGTGCGCTTGCCTATCTTACATTCAACCCAGTAGGGAGTACCCAAAACATCAGGGCACTCCGCACCATCCTGGTACTGCAATCCTCTTCGCGCATTAGGCCATAGCTCCCTGAAAGCTATGGCCATCTTACGCTCAAAGCTGTGACCTTTTCTTCTACTGTTTGTCATACTGCTGGACCTGCTGTGCCCTTAAATCCTTAGCAAGCTTTTCCAGCGCAAACACTACCTTGCACATGATGTCATAATCTTCCATCGCTGCGAAAACAGTATTAATATCTATGCTTATCTTGTTTGTTGGGGGAATATCGTATACCCCAGCGGCACCAGTATGTGCGTTCTCGTATGCCAATGCTGCCTGTCTTATATGTTCCATTGCTTTGCTCATGCGTCACCTCTTTCCTTTACGTTGATGCGTTTTTCTACCTCTGTTTCTTCGTCAAGTGATACCACTTCCAAAGACTTTTTAAATATTTTTTTGTCTTCCATCATTACAGATTTCAACATGGACCGCAAGCTAACCCTTGCATATTCCACTACGCTTCTTAAGTCCTCGTCGTCAAATACATCTGATTCCGCTGCATCGTTAAGGCTTTCCATGAAAAACTTCAACCTATTTCTATAGCAGATATAAGCGAACTCGATTGCCATCATCACGTTTATTATTTGAGAAGACATCTCTGTTATGTCTGCCCATGAATCAGTAACAACATCTTCAATGGCATCATCGCAGCAGCTCATGATATGAGAGAACGCTTTAAATATCGCATCTCTATCAAGAGATTCATCGTTTTTGTTTTTCATTTTCTAGTTCCTTCCAGAATGTTAAAGCTGCCTCTGTCATTTCTGCGTGAAGTATCGGGTCTGCTTCTAGGCTATATTGAACATAGTCTGCGCTTCCCGTATGAAGAACGCATAAGTCCCATTTGTTGAGACCTGTAAGCATCATATAGAACTGACACTGTATTTTATATTGCTCCGGTATGCCTTCCTTTTCCCATTTTTTAACGCTAAAATAGTAGGCTGTTTTTATCTCTAGTCCATGTTTGATGCCTGTCACCTCAAGACCTAGCTTGTGATTGGCTACTTTGTATCGGCTATCTGACTGGCATACCAGTCTGTCAGGACTGCCAATCATAAAGTGATGCTCTGGATGAATAAGCATATGACCAGGAAGGAGATCGGATTCTGCCTCTGCTACCGGGTCCATTGTGTTTTCATTGTTGAAGTCAGCATACTTGTCGGCCACTGGGCCTTCGAGCCTATTGCCCCATTCCATAAACTTGTTTTGATCTGGGCCATCTGTGTTGCCTAGATAGTAATCCATCAGCTGCTCTTTGCTAGTCCACTTATTCTTTCCCAGCAGAGAGGATATACCTGTCCCGCCTATGCAGTCTCTTCGTGATTTCGGTGTGCTTGTAAATATTATATGCGTCATTATATTATTTCCCACAAGGCAAGCAGAACACCAAGAATAGCCCCGAGCCATTTCATTGCCACAAGGCCACCCTGTATTTGTGTTAGTAATCTTTCTATCCTAGACATTTGTTCCATCAGGCTGTCAACCTGAAGCTCTAAATCATCTATGGATTTTTCCATCTCTTTATTTGTCATGAACATAGCCCGATGTGGACCATCTAAGATTATCAGCTCTTCCGTCTGGTCCGTCATCTACCTCCAGGGAAAGCGTAAAAGGATCTGGTTCCCTGCCTGCCTTGATGCGGATCTTTATGTGGTTGATCCATTCAGCTTTGGTTGTACGGGGCTCATCTGTTAAAGTGATGAGACCGTCAACCGCTCCATAAATGGCACCGCTTCCGCGCAATGCAAAGCCTGGGTTTTCCTTGTCTGCTTTGGTCATCTTTCTGAGGTGATGAGTTATTAAAACGGATGAGTTAGTAATGTCTCGAAGGTCTCTTATGTTATCGGTTAGCTGCCTAACCGAGTTACTGTCATTCTCATCCAGTCCGTGAGCGTTTCTAAACGGATCAATAACAATCAGCCCAAGATCTGGAATACTTTCTTTTAGTTTTTGTGCCATTGATCTGATGTTGACCCCGTCCGCCAAGTCTAACTCCTTGTTAAACCTAAAGTAAATCGGGGCCTCTTGAAGCTTGTCTATTCCCAATCCT